AACTTCTTGGGACCTCCGTTCAACCTTTCTTAAGGACTATTATGAACATTTCTTTTTCTCTAAATCGTGCCGATGCTTTGGCCCTGAACGAAGTTCGTTTTGACGAATTCTATCAGCTTGGTCGCAGTTACAACGGTATTGCCCAAGGGCGATACTGGAGCACTGCCGACTGCCTCAACTGGCTCGAAAAAGAGCTCGTTACTTACTATGCCGATGGCAATAGTAGTTTCGATGGCATTCCACGCGTCTCCGTCCGTGGCAAGGTGTTCTATAAAGAACTCCTGATCCACGCAGGTCTTGTACAGAATGCGATGCGGCACCTCAAGGTTCGCCTTGGGGAGCTGCATCGAGGGGAGTGTTCAGTCTCCGACGTGCGTAATGCACGAAAGAGTTTGAATAGTCTTCTTGATCGGACTGAATGGTGATCCCTCGAAGTCGGGGGTTCGTTCTCTGGTCAGAAATGACCAATTCCGTCTTTGGTCCTGGATAACCCAGGGACGGTGGGCAACCTGTGTGCCAGCAGAGTGTGGCAACACATTCTAATCGGAGTGGACGATGAAGAGTCGAAACGAAACGCGTGGCGGAATTTATTCCGTTACTAACTGGAATGCGAATGGCTCACAAAATGGCCAAACTCAGTACATAGCTAGCACGTGCTCGCAAGACGCCTTCAACGTTCTGTCCGGCGGTAACGTGAGAGGGGACTTTAAACGCCCCAACCCAAACTCATTTTCCCGTGACGTTCAAAATTGGATGTCGGGTTACTATGAAGAAACTCGATCTACCGATTTTCCAAAGCGTACTAGGGTTCAGGGTGACGGAATTGCGAATAGCAGTTTCGGCACCGCAGGCTATAGTAACGATGCTTATAATCAGGCGCTTTCGCGCCTGTATGACAAGTATCGGAATACTGCCGATTGGTCAACTACCCTCCTTCAAGGCGGGCAAGTGGCCAGTATGGTCAGTAGTGCTTTGGACATTGTGAACTACGTCAGAAGGTTCCGCGCTAGACAACTCCCTCACCTGTATCAGGAATACCTGAGATGGCGGAGGAGCGGCGGGCGCGTGTCCCAGCTTGCTGCGGACAAATGGTTGGAGTTTCAATACGGCTGGAAGCCGCTCGCCCAAGATATCTACTCGTCAGCTATCGAACTCTCGAAAATCTACCCACCTTTGATGGTGATAGAGGCTCGCGGCTCCGATAACCTGACTCGCAGTATCGATAAAGCAAGCAGTATCCCCGGCTTAAGGGAAACTGGCACCGAACATGTCTTCCGTCGGTGCGAAATCAAGTGCAGGTTTAAGCCTCCTGCATCTGATGCCCAACTACTCTCAAACTTTACTTCAATGAATCCATTTAGTATCGCTTGGGAGCTAACCCCTTTCTCTTTTTGCGTCGATTGGGTCTACGACGTTGGGGGTTACCTAAGGGCCATGGAATCAAGCTGTCTTTCTCATAACAGCTTTGTCGATGGCTACGTTACTGAAGGGTACAAGTCCGAAACTATCAACCTGATTAAAGGTGTCTCCAATAATGGCAACGTACCGTTCACGGTCGCTGACATGAAGGGAAGCACCCATCGGGCTGGTAAGAAACGAACTGTGCTTTCGGGGTCACCGTTCCCACGGCCCCCGCGCTTCAATTTCGACTTAGGAAGTGGCAGGCTTATGAATGCTGCAGCGCTACTTACGCAGTTTCTGCATAGGTAGAGGCGAGTATTCTCTCCTCATTAACAAACCAGGGCATATTTGCCTAGAAAGGGCCTCTTATGGCTGCTGTTGCATCAATCGTTCTGAACGACGGACTGGCGACCCCAGTTGCGCACACGTTTGTCCCACTCGGTCCTGACCAGAAAGGAGTTTGGTGGTTCGAAGATCAATCGGCTTCATCGCCGATCGGCTACGATCGCATCTCGCTCCAGCTGGTCCGGTCTGGTAACCCTGCTCCCGGCAGCAATGCCGGCAGCATGGTTAACCGCGTGAAAATGGGAATTCATTGCCCCACCTTGGCGACTATGGGCACGAACGACGCAGGGATTCTCCCTCCGCCGACCGTGGACTACATCGACAGGTGTAACATTGAATTCATCCTCCCAGCTCAGGATAACATCCAGAACCGCGAGGATGTTCGTGTCTACGCGAATCAACTGCTGATCAATTCGCAGGTGATCGCCATGATCGAACAGCTGCAGAACGTCTATTGAGTTCTGCGCCCCCCGTTTGACGTAAGTCGAACAATTTTTCATGAGGTGCTTATGATTGAGTCGAACTCAATTATGGACGAGGTCTTCTTCGCCCTTTGTAAGTCCATAGACACTCCCGTGTCTCTCGGGGCATGGTTACGGTTCAAGCATTCGCATGCTGAACTCGCCGCCATGGATATAAACCCGAGTCATTATAGAGATGCAAAGTCTTTCCATCTCGACTATAGTGTGGTCTCCTTCCTCTCTAAGTGGAAGGGTCTCAACACTGGCATCGACTTGGAGGATGTTGCTACTCGGAAATTCACACAGTCCGAGACGGCCTGTGCTGAAACGAACGATCGATTGAGGCGTCTTTCGAACGGGGACTTTCATCCCCGGTATCATCAGGTAAGTCACTTGATGATGCGAAAAATCGCTAGGCTTCTCGGTCCGTTTAGTACTTTCTGCATAAGCGACCTCTATGGGTGGGGTCCAGGTGCCACTTTCGAGTTACCTCGAAGACGAGCATTTTTGGATACAAAAATGTGTGAAACTCCCATCTCTGTATCGAAGGCTGCCCGCAGCACGCTGTGTAATGCCATCGAGGGGGACCTTCACTGGTCTCTTACACTAGCTCATGTCGAGGGGGCTTTGACGTACCCCGTTGACACATGTCGCATAGAAACAGTTCCTAAAAATGCGAAAACTCATCGCATTATCGCCATTGAACCTCGCGGAAACTTGTTTCTGCAAAAGGGCATCGGCGGTTATATCCGGGATAGACTCCGGAGAGTCGGGATCAACTTGGATGACCAAGGCAGAAACCAGTCCTTAGCTTGTCGAGCAATGGATCTAGGTCTGTGCACTCTTGACCTTAAGAGTGCTAGTGATTCCGTCAGCAAAGAGCTCGTTTGGGCTCTTTTACCCTATGACTGGGCTGATGCTATGGATAGTTTCCGTAGCCGTCAGGCATTGATGCCCGACAAGTCAACCGTCATAACACTCGAGAAGTTCTCCTCCATGGGGAACGGCTTCACGTTCGAGCTGGAGACCCTGATCTTCTGGGCCCTCGTCTCGTCGGTAATGGAGCTTTCGGGTGTACGGGGGGAAGTGGCAGTTTACGGAGATGATATTATATGTCCCCGTGAAGTGGCAACCGATGTCTGCCTTACGCTTCAGTTCTTCGGGTTTTCAACGAATGACGACAAGTCGTTCTTCGAAGGTCCGTTTTTCGAAAGCTGTGGCAGTCATTATTTCCTAGGAACGGATGTCACACCTGCATATCAGAAGGAAGAGCTAACTCACCCTTTGTCAATGGTGAGGCTCGGTAACCGTCTGATTCGTCTCGCCTACCGTGTTGGCGGCTATAAGTCTCTTCACGGCTCTTTCAAGAGCTGTTGGGAGGCTTGCCGACGCCTGGGCCAGTCTTCGACTGGCTGGGCTATCCCCTTTGGGGCGGAGGGCGATGATGGTTGGCTTTTGCCACTGTCAGACTGGCCCGCGGGTCGGAGATTCATGACACCCTCTGGGTGGCGTGACGCTCTTAACCACGGGTTGGTCTGCCATGTAGCGAAGACAACATCTGTGAAGTTTCCAGCAAACGACACAGCACTTCTCGCATGGTCTTTAAGAAGAGGAGTCGTGACCGAAGTTCCCTTTATGGGGGAATTAGGTCGCGACGATCGCATAGTCCGAGTGCGATCCTCTAAGCGTCGGGTCATCCCCGAC